TCCTAGCCATTCTGCGATCTATGCCATCCGTCAATTTACATTGATGTTTGGCAAGATCCAGTTGGATTGCTCATCCGAAAGGAATGATGCAGCCCTGGCGAAGTACATCGAGTGTGAGAAGGATGTCCGTGCGACCGATTTAACGCTCCTGGGTCCTGAAGCTGATCGTTTCAGTGACTTCGGACGCGTCGGTCGTTTGCTCTGGTCGGAATTTTTCACGGCAGTAGATACGAGTATCTACAACAATGCCGTACGACCGAAGCATGGGCCTGGTTCCACTGCAGATAAGCTTCGCGGCAACGCGAAGTACAACAATCTGACGTGGACCGTTCGGTTGGATAAGGTCTTCCCTCACTGGGAAAATCTGATTCCAAGCGAACACCCCTCCTGGTTGGAGCGGGTAGACGTTGCGGACATCCTCGAACCTGGGAATGAGATCCCCGTAAAGGTGATCTTGGTCCCTAAGACGTTGAAGACCCCACGTATCATTGCCGTTGAGCCCACTTGCATGCAGTACATGCAGCAAGGGATTCTCGCGGTGATGATGGAGCAGATTCCACGCTTTGACCAAACGCGGAATCTCGTAATGTTCGAATCTCAAAAGCCAAACCAATGGCTGGCGAGAGAGGGCTCCGTTACCGGATCCCTCGCCACACTCGATCTGAGTGAAGCTTCGGACAGGGTCTCCAATGAGCATGTACGTCTCCTATTGAGTAACCACCCCCACCTTCGGGAGGCGGTGGACGCCACTAGGAGTCGGAAGGCTCACGTGCCTGGCTATCATTCGAAACCTTCTCAGGTTATCGAACTTGCCAAGTTCGCGTCGATGGGTTCAGCTCTCTGCTTTCCCTTCGAATCTCTCGTCTTCATGACGGTGATATTCCTAGCGATTGAACGGGAGCTCAACCGCCCACTGACCCGTGGAGATGTTGAATCTTTCTACGGGCGAGTGCGCGTCTATGGGGATGATATTATTGTCCCCACAGACTATGTGCATACTGTGCGAAGGGAGCTTGAAGCTTTCGGCTTCAAGGTCAACACCCGCAAATCCTTCTGGACTGGGAAGTTCAGAGAGAGCTGCGGTGCTGAGTACTACGATGGCTCTGATGTTTCTTTAGTCAGAGTTCGTAGTATGCTTCCCGACCACAGGCTGCAAACTGAGCGGATTGTTTCCACCGTCTCACTTCGGAACCACTTGTTCCATCGTGGTTTCGATAAGGCGGTGGACTTTCTGGATACCCGCATCAAACGGTTCATACCGTTTCCTGCGGTTGGGTGGTACCTCAAGGATGGGGTACCTGTATCAGAGAGTCCGCTCTTGGGCCGTCATACTCATGAGCCGCTTTGCCAGGCGACTAGAGTTGACAAGCATCTGCAGATCCCCTTGGTTAAGGGAGCTGTAGTGCAACCGAAGCTTCCAAGATCAAAATTGGATGACTACGGGGCCTTGATGAAGTTCTTCTTGTCGAACCGATCTCGGGATCTTTTGAACCCCGACGTTGTAGACAAGGAGCACCTCGAGTTTGCAGGACGACCCTTAGCCGTCAGCATCAAGCTAAGG